ATGTACTCGCGCTGGACGGCGTTCATGGTGTTTTCAGGTTGATTTGACATTGGTGATGGGTCCTTGTGACCCTCTCAAGACGCGGATTTTCAAGAATCTTCCCGGCGCCCCGTGAAATATTCCTGAAGTTCCTTGGTCAATCTCAGACCCCGTCGGGTCAGACACGTCACTCCTGAATTTGAAATTGAAATATCCAGACACGGGTCAAAACTATTTTTGGTCAAAATTTCCCAACGTTCCTTGTACCGACGGTCCTCGAAGCGCCCGTGCCAATGGTGAAGTATAGTACCGGGAACATACGAAACCTTGAGGCCTTTACAGGCCCGTTGGTAATCTTCGAGGAGGGTCATATAATTGGCGTGAATGGTACCGGGTGCAGAGTCCTTCACGCGGCCGATCCACGCGAGTGCCATGTGACGATCACCGGATCCCATGATGGCCCAGTCGATGAGGCCGTTCATCTGCTCAAACGCCTTGCGCGTACACGCCCAGCCGTATCCAGGGTGCCAAAAGCCGTACCGGTCCGTTTTCGTGTACGGCGTTCCACTGTCCCGGTGCATGTACCCGAACCCCTTGTCAATCTTGATGGACTCCCCCGTGGGTCCGAGGTTCACAGCCGTCTGGAACATCTGGACGATATCATATGAGGACTGGAGCTCTGACAGAGTGTCCTGGACCCAATTTACGTTCAAAAATGTGAGATCCGCGTCGACCCACGCCATGTACTTCCAGTCTTCTGGAAACTCGGTGACCGCCAGGTTCACCAGATTCTCCTTTATCCATACGGGGTGTGTGGTTTGTAATTTCAAGTGGCGCCACACTGGCATCACGTCCGGGAGGGGGTCTGGTCCCAGAGCCTCTGAGACGACGATCCGGATACCTTGCGTCTTGACAATTCTGTTTACGAATTCGATGAAAAGGCTACGCCGGCGCTTAAAACCACAGAAATTGAAATAGGGCAAGACGACGTACAAAGGGTCTGGAGTCGACCGACAACACGGCATTCTATATTTAACCCATTTAATTATTTCGTCTCGTGCCGATCCATGAGAAAGTCGGCCGTATCAAGGAACATACACAGTTCCCATATCGATCCAATAGTAGGGCACCATGTGTTGGACTCGTCCCCAAAATGGATCGGGTGCCAATTTGGCAAAAATTTCGCCGTCACCAAGTTCTTCATGCAATCGTCGACGAACACGTGCGACTGAACCTTTGAAAAGTCCATGTAGGCCCGAGCCTCTGGCTTGAGCGGCGATTCCATGATATTGTCACCGGGGCAACGCAGATTTACCTGGTCACTTATCGCCCGGGCGACCCGACCACCCCAAACGCTCGGTGCGTTTGTGAAGAGGGTCACGTTCCAGCCCTTCTTTGTAAATTCTGAAATCTCCTTAGCCTCGAGTTGGAACTCTGTACCGTAAATGACCTCGGCCAAGTGATCCATGAGGCGTTTGTCGTACACTTTTTCGTTGAAATCGCTCGTGTCAATCTGAAAAGCCTTGGAGAGACCACGAGCCGTGTGACCGTGCGTCATGTACAGGACGCGGTTGACGTCGCGGGGGTTCTTGGCCTCTGGGAGCTTCGAGGCTACGTACTTTACACAATTGTCCTGGACGTGCGCGAGGAGGAGAGGAGATCTCAAAACCACACCGTCGATATCTAGTAGAAGCGACTTTATGGCCATCTTGTTATTCCAACAGGTTAATTCTCTATATAAAGGTGTGCCTTGTTGGATGTGTACAATGGCACTCAATGTCACCAAGCTGGTACCTCATGCAATTCTGCCTACGCGCGCAACCCCAGGTGCCGTTGGGTATGATCTTTTCAGCATTGACAATTACGTCGTACTCCCTGGCCGGCGCGTGGTCGTCTCGACCGGTATCACCGTCAATCTCCCGCCAGGAACTTATGGACGCATTGCACCTCGCAGCGGATTGGCCGTGAAGCACGGTCTGGACACTCTGGCGGGCGTCATCGACCCGGACTACACGGGCGAGGTCAAGGTGGTCCTGCAGAATCTGGACGTCAATCAGCCGTTCGTCATTCGTCCGGGGTACCGTATCGCTCAGCTGATTCTTGAGCAGTGCATCACGCCCGAGGTTGTCGAGGTACCGGGCGAATGCACGGGCCTCGTCACGGAGCGCGGCGCGGCGGGTTTCGGCTCGACTGGAATTTAAATCAATATAATAATTAATGGAGCCAATGAGTTACTGGCCGGTCGAACTTGCGCTTGACGCCAGTATACTCTATTTACTCGCAAACTCAAAAAACGTATATGAAATTGCGTTTCTTGTGATTGCGCTCGTCATACACGTGAAACGTCAATGGGAGTCCAGGCGTCTAATTAAAGAAGTTTCGGACAGGAAACCCAAGTTCTTTATTTTAACATTGCTTGTGGCCGCCGGCGGTGTTGTGTGGGCGACGCGAACGGCGGACTGGCCAGTGCCTGTAATTATAGCGGGTCTTGTTGGCATTCCGTATTTCTGGATAACCACGGAATTCGTAAAAGATTCTGGAAGATCATTCAAGCTTTTCGACCCTAAGATCGATTTTCCTCAAATGCTCGTGTCGGCCATATTTGCATGGATCGCTTTTCAGAACAAAAATCCAGTTTCTATTCTCTGGTTGACCGACTTTGTGTATCATATCCTCGAGGCGTCACTTACTTAGAAAACATAAGCTCTTTTTAGGTACGTTAGATGACCCATTTCCAAGCCGTCGCATGGGATGGTCAGGATCAGGACGACCAATTTACGATCAGAATTTTTGGTCGTGCCGAGGACGGCAGATCCGTCTCCCTCGGGACGAAATTTAATCCATACTGTTTTGTCAAAACGGACAAGGACTTGAAAGGATTCATCAAAAGCACTTTTTGGCGCAACCTCGTGTCGTGTGAGGTTCACCGCGGCAAGGATCTATGGGGGTTCCAAAATGGCGAGCTCTCCCGCTTTTTGAAGGTGACTTTCAAATCGCACAGGGCCCTCAGAAGTTTTGCGTATTGCGTGGACAACAACAAACACTCGGAACTCGCCGGGTGCCGGATGTACGAATCAAACATCGACCCAGTCCTGCGATTCATGCACGTGTCTGGATGTACATCGACCGGATGGATCGACCCTGGACTTTGTGAACCTGACGCCGAGTCGACGTGCCAGGTGAATCTGTGGGCGCCCAACTGGAGATTCATCACTCCTTTGGTCCGGGACGATTTTGCGCCTCTACGAATCATGTCGTTCGACATTGAGTGTTACTCGAGTACGGGAGCGTTTCCGGACCCCAAGAACCCTCATGACGTCGTGTTCCAGATTGGCATGACGACCAAGGAGTTTGGGAAAGAGGGATTTCTGGACCGCAAGTGCCTGTGTCTCAAAGAGACTGCCGGACCGGACGTGGAGTCTTTCGCGACTGAGAAGGAGCTCATCAAAGCATTTGAAAAGTACCTGATCAAAATCGATCCGGACATTATCACGGGGTGGAACATATTCGGTTTCGATTTAGAGTTTCTCATCGTACGAGCGACGATTCACTGCGGGCTGAGCCCCGTCTGGGGCCGCATCCGTGGGGAGGTGGCGGCGCTCGTGGAGAAGAATCTGAGTTCGAGCGCTCTGGGAAACAACGAGCTCAAGATGGTGCCCATGAAAGGCCGGTACGTTTTCGACCTGTTTCAGGATGTGAAGCGTGAGCACAAGCTGGAGAGCTACAGCCTCAACAACGTCTCCAAGTGGTTTTTGAAAGATCAAAAGAACGACATGCCGGTCAAGGAGATTTTCAGACGGTACAGGGATGGAGACGCGGCTGAGCTAGGCGAGGTGGCCGAGTACTGTATTCAGGATACGGTCCTGCCTCACAAACTCATGGAGAAGCTGTGCCAGATTCAGAACCAGGTGGAGATGGCCAAGGCGTGTTGGGTCCCCTTGGCGTTTCTGAGCGAGCGCGGTCAGCAAATCAAGGTGTTTTCACAAATGGCCAAGAAGGCCCGGGAGCTCAATTTCATCATTCCGACGTTCCGGAGGCCGAACGGTCCTGACGAAGGCAAGTACGAAGGTGCGACGGTCCTGGAAGCGCAGACGGGTGCGTATTACGGTCCAATCACAGCCCTGGATTTCGCGAGTCTGTACCCGAGCATAATGTGCGCCGAGAACCTATGTTATTCAACGCTGGTCATGAACGCCCGGTACGACAACTTGCCAGGAGTGACATACGAGCAGTTCGGGCCTCATCGGTTTGCGCAGACCTCGGGAGAGAAACCTATAGTTTCTCTCCTCCCCACGATCCTCATGGACCTCAAGGCGTTTCGTAAAAAGGCCAAGAAGCTCATGGCCCTCGCAGAAGGGACACCGATGGAGGCGGTTTACAACGGTCAGCAACTCGCCTACAAGATCAGTATGAACTCAATCTATGGGTTTACGGGAGCATCGAAGGGCATGCTTCCGTGCGTCGCCATCGCAAGTACAGTCACGATGCGAGGACGACAAATGATCGAGGAGACGAAGAATTACGTCGAGGCGAACTTTCCGGGTGCAAATGTGAGGTACGGGGACACGGACTCAGTGATGGTCGAGTTTGACGTGCAGGGCCGCAAGGGTCAAGAGGCGATCGACTACTCGTGGGAGCAGGGTGAACAGGCCGCAGAGCAATGTACGAAGCTCTTCAAGGCGCCCAATGATCTGGAGCTTGAGAAGGTTTATTGTCCTTACTTTTTGTACTCGAAGAAGCGCTACGCAGCCAAGATGTACGAGAAAAACAAGGTGGGCCAGATCGCCTTCAAGAAGATTGACGTCAAGGGCCTACAGGTTGTCCGTCGCGACAGCTGTCCATTTGTGAGGGAAACCCTAAAAAAGCTTCTGGAGATGGTTCTCGAGTCGAGCGATCCCACGCCCGTCATCACAGAGGCAAGGGAGGCCGCCAAGACCCTGATTCAAGGAAAGGTGCCTATAGAAAAGTTGCTGATGAGTAAGCAACTGGCGTCCGAGTACAAGGTGCCGATGCCTCATGTGACGGTCCGCGACAAGATCAGGGCACGAGCGCCAGGTTCAGAGCCTCAGCAAGGCGATCGCGTCCCTTTCGTGATCGTCAAGGGAGAAGGGAGAATGTACGAAAAGGCGGAGGACCCCGCGTGGGTCCGTGAGAAGAATGTACCGCTTGATTTCCAGTACTATTTCACGAACCAGTTCAAAAAGCCGGTACAAGATCTTCTTGAACCTCTCGTCAGTGCAGACTTGATTTTCGACAAGAAATTCATGGCCAAGACGGAGAGCACGACGGAGGTGGCGGCGCGAAAGGCGTTTCTGTCCATGTTTTCCAAAAAGGCTACATAAACGTTCAAGGCTCTGAAAAGACAAGTCAAAATGGAGCAGCAGATTCTCCAACTCATAGAGGAGGAGGTATCACGCCGGGTCGGGCTCCGGATATCGGTCATGTTGGATTTCATAGCCAAAACGTATCAGTTGCCTATAGAGCAACTTGTGAAAGACACGTCGGCTATAGAGTGTGTATTTTGTAAAGGAATTCTGAAAAGCAAGAAGCGATGTCTCAAGCAACCACTCGAAAATGGGTACTGTGGGTTTCACCAGTGTCAGGTTCCCAAGCCGCAACCTAAACTCGTCGAAAGGGTCAAGGCGCCTTGGGAAGTTTAGTTAGAGATTTGAGAGCTCTAAAAAGCAATGAGCAAGTCGGAGTTGCTACTGACGAGCCTCTCTAAATTTTTTGATGTACCAGAGAATCGTGAGAAACTTCACGATATTCTGGGACACCGCAGGGGCATCTCCCTACGCAAACTCGAGTGGTTCGTGACGAATTACGCCAAGGCGAACCACGTGACGTACACCACGCCGACCGGCAAGATGTTCACTGTCCACGTAGCCTACAAGTCGAGCCTGGATGGGTACAGTAAGAAACTGTTCGACCCCTTTTGTCGAACGGAACGCGTCGAGTTCCATGGGTTCACGACGACGTGCGCACAGCTCAACTTTCTGAAATGGTGTATCCAAAATGGTATAATAGAATACCTTGAGAAGGTCCCATCTATTAAACATAAGGAAGACGAGCAAACCCACCCTGAAACTCGAGAAGAGTATAACCATAGTAAAACAAATACAGATTGTATCCCTGTGAAATTTGCGTTGCATAGCTCGGGTTGAACACCAATGTCAGCGTCGTGGTCTGCGAATTTAACTTTGAAAAATTGAGGTAGCCTCCCTGATTATATTCACGGGGGGTGAGACCAAACGAATAACTATAGATGCTCTTTGAAGGGATGGAAAGTCCATGCTCCAAAGGTTGTTTGAACGTGTAGTACAACGACCCTTGGAACGTGCTCAGAATATCAACATTGTTAAGTGTAATTTTAGCAGTATCAATAACGTCGACATAGTTGGAGACGCCCGACGGGAAGTTGAGCTGAACACCCGTCTGAATGTACTGGGTCGTGTAACCGTAATTGTAACGCGAATCTGAATAAAGACCTGTCGTAACGTCTTCGTAATTCTTGTTCCTAAAGAACCACGCGAGTGTTTGGACAGGGAAGGATGCTGTGAGCTGAAGCTGAGGATTTCCGGCCGAGAATGTGAGGGTAGACTCTCTCTTGACGCGATTCACAATGTACTTGAGGGGTGTGTTTGTGTAGTACAGCTTTTCCGCATTTTCAAGCAGAATTTCTTCAGTCACGAGTTTGGGAAGCACCAAGTCGGTCGTATGGGGCGCGGCTACGTTGCACCACCACGTGTTTGGCTGGAAGGTGAAGCGCACGTAGAGCCGCTGATTCCACATTGCGCAGAGAGGGAAGTAAGGGCGACGGAGGCGCTCATCGTCTTGGTCGTTATGAGACTTGCGTCGGCAAAAAAAGAACTCGAGGGGGATGATATAGTCCGTCGCGACCTGTGAGTTGATGTTTGAGCCACCGACAGCCTGAAACATACCAGTCTGTTCATCGGCATCCAGAAATATCTGATCACGAATAATGTACCAGTCGTCGTAGAGGGTCTCGATGACAGTCTCGTTGACGAGGAGATCCACTTGCTTTATCAGAGCGCGGCCAAGCTGAGCAGAATACTGCGAGCCTGGGGGCAAGGCGGGCATCGTCACCTTGAGATACATGTTCGACAAGAGGTGGCCAAGCTCTGTAGGTAAGAGCTCCAACTGAATCGTCTGATTATGATAGGAAGGATTGGGCGGCGGGAGGGGGATGACGCGCTGATACATCACAGAGTTTGTATATCTCTTGAAATCTGGGTTCCACTGTGACTTTGTGAAATCTTCAAGAAGAAGATGATCTTCCTGTGGCCCGATGGCGTTGAGAGCCAAAACAGACGCCGAGCTGAACCCGCGGCCTTTCACGTCTTCAAAAGGGCCCGTTTCGAGAGCCTCGTATTTGAAGCCGGTGTTCAAGTCTCTGAGCTGAAAAGATGATGCGCCGCCCCGTACGCTTTCGTTTATTTCTATGTTAAATTTCTGCGTCGACGCGCCCGTTTCAAAATTCGTAAACT